CGTGGCTGTTGATTCCCATTGCAGGAATGGAGACTGCTTCTGTGGTTTCTTTCTCTGCGAGCTCCGCGCCTCGAGTGCGGTTGCCCGTTGCTAGCGGTGCCCTTAGGGGTTCTGTCGCGCCCCCGCGGGTTGACCGTACGTTTGCGGAGTTCGTTCCTCGCGTTCCTGCTTCTCTTCCCAGCAACCTCATGGGGACTAGGGTTGCTCTTGGTGCAAAGTCCCTGCGTGATGTTCTGACTTCACTTGTCGAACCTCATGCGCCATCTGGTATGATCACCCCGTACCGGATTAGGGCGGCTTACAAGCCAATGCCGCTCAGACCTGATGGTTTTGGACAAGCCACGGGCCAGGGTGTTGAGGGACAGGACACTTTTTGTCCTCTCTCGGTCACCGCGACCAGGTTCCGTAGGCGTGCCGTTTGGGTGCGCCGCTTCGAGGGCTGGTTGGGCGGCGATGTCGGCTGTTTGTCGAAATTCTTGCGTGGGCGGTGGACACCAGACCTCCCCACCTTGAGTGGAAGCATTGAGCTTAATTCGTTGCTCACCTACTTTCGACACGGGGCAAAGTGCCTAGGAGGTGGCACTGTCCATGGCGAAGTTAAGGATCTGGTGAACGGCTCTTCTTCGGAAGCGCCCCAAGGTTACCTCGTTCTGGAGCTAGCGGACGGCTCCAGGAATGTTGTATTCACAGATCTTTTCTTTCGCCTTGCGTCCTACGCGTTTCTCCGCAAGCGCGATGCCGTTCTTGTTTCCAGTCTGAAGTCTCGTGCTTTGGAGTGGTGCAAGAAAGTAGGCCTGTCAGAAGGCCACACTTGGGTAGCAGTGTCTTCAGTTATCCATTTGGCATGGCAACTGTCTCCTGCCGAGGATTATGCCTCGGCGGCAGTTTGGCCGGGACGCACCTCTCGCTACTGGTGGTCGGGCCTTTAGGCCCGGCCCGTCGATACCCGGGGTTTGTGTGCTGGCTCGCGGTGGGCTGGTGTACAACTGGGTGCGGGATGTTTCCTGTCTTCCCGTGACGACGTGGCCTTTTGTTGCGAGGCCGACCAGAAGCGAACAATGGCCGTCGCGTGTGTCAGTGGGATGCCAGGCACTTGGGTTCCACAGGTTCACGCGAATTGTATCCACAACGAGATCGCAGCGCTCAAACTGCGATCTCTGGGAAAACACCCAAAGCCGGCAGATTATAGAGTTGGCGGCGCGTTCCTCTCGGTCTTTAGGCGACTGCGGGGGCTCGCCTCTAGGTTTGGCGGCTCGAGACTTTCCCACCTGGAAACGGCGCAGTCTTATAGCGGTTCAATGCGTCGTAGGTACCTCGAGGCAGAGCGTTCTCTGAGGGAGGATGGGCCCCTTACCGGTAGGGACTCCCTCCTTAGAGCGTTTCTGAAGGCTGAGAAGCTTCCTGCATCAAAGGACGCCAAGCCTAGGATGATTTTTCCAAGGTCTCCTAGGTATAATTTGGTGCTAGCTTCTTGGCTGAAGCCCTTCGAGCACTGGTTGTGGGGTTATCTCACAGCTCGTAGGCTCTTCGGGGGATCGAATACCAGGGTTGTGGCGAAAGGGCTCTCGCCCCGCCAGCGCGCCAATTTGATCGTTCGTAAGTTCGGTCTCTTCAGGGAGTGCGCAGTGTTCGAGGTGGACGGCAAGGCTTTCGAAGCCCATGTCAGCTCCGCCCAGGTGTCCCAGGAGCATGCTGTTTATCTGTCTGCCTACCACGGTGACAGAGACTTGCAGCGTGTGTTGTCTGCCCAACGGTTTAAAGGGCGGACCTCATCGGGACTGAGATTCTCCCGCCCGGGAGGTAGGGCCAGCGGCGATTACAATACCGGGATGGGCAATTCGTTGCTCATGCTCGGCGCTGTCGTTGGTGTCTTGCGTCGTCGACGAGTTAGGTTTGATGTCCTATGCGACGGCGACAACTGTCTTGTGTTTTGTGAGATGGTTGATCTGGGGCGGGTCCTGACGGATTTCGGTTCTGATGTGCTTGACGACACGGGGCATGAGCTGGCACTAGAAAAGCCAGTGTTCGTCCTTGAGGATGTCCGTTTTGGACGCTCCGCGCCAGTGTTTCTGGGCCATGGTTTGGGTTGGACCATGGTTAGGGAACCTGCTTCGGTTCTTTCGGGTGCTGGTGCTAGTCATCGGTGGCTGCGGGAACCGTTGTTCGCGAGGAGATGGTTGTCGGGGGTAGCACGCTGTGAGTTGAGCCTAGCTCGCGGCGTTCCCGTTATCCAGCAACATGCCCTCAAGGTCCTCGATGCTTGCGGACTCTTTGAGCGCGCGTTGCCGTCAGCAGCGTTGGCCGATTACTTTGTGATCGGCGCGTGGCTGGCGGGGCGTGATGCCTACGTCCTCCCTACACGTGAGTGTAGGGAGAGCTTCCACCGGGCCTTTGGTTTGTCGCCAGAGGACCAGGCTGCCTGGGAGGGCTCTGCCCTGGCTGTCAGTTTTGACCGTCCTGTGCTTGACGGGTGCTGGCCGTCGGAGTGGTTGGGAGCTACGCCGGGGTTCTTTGAACCCTGGCGTGACGCGGCCGATTGAGGAGGAAGGCGGTTGCGTGTTCTTTAGGAACGAAGGTTGATGGACTGGGGGGCAGGTGCGCGGTTGCGGGCATGGTCTTTGGTGGTTGGTGTATCCCAGGGTCTTCGGGCCTCACGGACGGATAGCCTATCTTGGGCGCAGATGATCTGGTGGGCGAGCGTAGCTACCTTTGCTCCTCGGGTGAACGGGGGGTGTAGTTTCCCACTCGTTTCACGGTGATTCTCGTGCCCTTGGGATGGTTGGAGCTCCCCGTCGTTGGAAACGGCGAGAACCTTGTGTTTGCGGGGACTTTTCCACCCATTGACCTGTACCTCGTATTCCGGGTGCCGGCCCCGGTGTTACCCGAAGCACCCTGGCTGGCTGCCGTAATCATATGGCTGCTTCAGTGATCTAGTGCGCTGGTGGGTGTGGCACACCCTTAAGGGCCCTGTGTTCCGGGCCGTCCCGTTATGCGTCTTACTGGTCAGGGCCCCTTCATTGGGGGTAGCGCTTTCCGTGAAAGCGGATTGTGCGAATCGTAGTAGGGCGGGCCCGCCCCCCCTCAGCATGGCCTGGCGTTTCTATCGCGTTTACCGGTGGGTCGCCTCACGTGTCTATCACATCACACGTTAAAGAGATGTGCTCCTGGGGTGCTGGTGTCCTGCGGGCCCCTAGGTGCTTGACTGCAGGCGTTGCACACAGGAAGCGACCCAACCAAACGTCGGCGAGACGATTGGGCCGTGTTGGGTCAGGCAAGAGTAGTGGTGACACTCGTATTTGGTGGGGGAACCCACCGG